CAAGTAGTAGCAGATATGGCTAACATAAGTCGTAAAGAGGCTAAGATTATTAATTTAGGATTAAGCTACGGTATGGGTAAAGAAAAGTTAGTTAAACAACTTGACTTATCAATGCAAGAAGCAGAAGTGTTATTTGACACATATCATAAAAGAGTGCCGTTTATTAAAGGGCTACGTGATCAATGTGCAAGGATAGGGGCTAACCGTGGATATATTACCACTATAGCTGGTCGTAAATGTAGGTTTAACTTATATGAGCCTATGAAAGAACGAAAGACACCTTACCCATATGAAAAAGCAGTTACTGAATATGGTAGTCAAGTTAAAAGAGCGTACACATATAAAGCTATGAACAGACTTATACAAGGCTCTGCAGCAGATATGACTAAACAGGCTATGGTAGAACTATACAACGAAGGCATATTACCACATACTCAAGTTCATGATGAGTTAGATATATCGGTTACCGACTCTGACCAATGTGAGCTGATTATGAAAATTATGTCTGAATGCACACCTTTATGTGTTCCCAATAAAGTTGATGCAGAGATAGGTAAAAGTTGGGGAGAAGCAACAGTACATTACAAGGAGTTTTTTAATGAGTAAACGTACAGAAAAAGATCAGATGTATTCTGATATTTATAAGCACTACTGGAAAGATGCCATGACTCTTGAGGAAATAGGCATCAAATATAATATTACGAAACAACGATCATGGCAGATTGTTAGATTCAGTCAGTTAGGTAATGGTGATTATTACGCAGGATACAAAACGTATATGGATAAAAAATATGAGATTGATCATACACCTAACCTTACCACTAAAGAAAGAAGTAACCTACTTAGAGCTTGGTTAAATGATCAAAATATACGCCTTATAAAAGGTAAATACGACACATCTACCGTAAGCTAAATTATTTTTTGATGATGCTTTTAATCATTAATGAGCTAAACTATATTAGGGGTAGTTAGCTAATGACGGCTAACGTAACAACCTTTAAGGAGGTATTATTATGGCAGCAGCCGTAGAATCAATGGCTTATGCGGGGGAAGTTCCTTGGCATGGGCTTGGTGTACAAGTCAGTAATGATTTGACTCCTAAAGAAATGTTAGTTGAGGCTGGTCTTGATTGGTCAGTCAGTAAGCGTGAAATATTTACATATGACAACGCTGACCCAGATAAGTCGGAAGACTTAATTATGGCACCTAACCACTCACTACTCGTAAGAGATAGTGATAACACAATCTTTGGACCTTGTGGACCAAAGTTTATACCTACCCAAAACGAAGACGCTTTTACGTTTTTTAAGAAGTTTACCGACGCTGGTAAAATGACTATGGAAACTGCAGGGTCTTTGAAAGACGGTCGTCAAATATGGGGATTAGCTAAAGTTGATGAAAGCTTTACGCTACCAGGAGACGATAGGGTATTAGGCAACTTACTTGTGTCTGTTAGCCACGAGTGGGGTAAATCTAATGAAATTAGGTTTACGCCTATAAGAGTAGTATGCAACAATACGTTAAGTATGGCGTTAGCTGATAAAACTCAGCCACACTTTAAAATGCCACATACTAGAGCGTTTGATGCAGACCTTATAGCTACCGCAGAAGATGCGTTAGGTTTAGCTAGTAATCGTATGAAAGAATACAAAGAAGCAGCAGAGTTTCTATGTACTAAAAAGTACACTAAGGATACTGTAGTTTCTTATATTGCTGACTTAATGCAACCTAAACTAGCTATGCAACAAAAACTACTAGAGCAAAGTAAAACTGAAAAAACATACCTAGCCCGTGCTACTATGTTAGATGAGTTTCAGCGTGCTCCTAGTAAGGTATATGAAGCACTCGAACAACAACCAGGAGCTAATTTAAAAAGTAGTGCTGGTACTTGGTGGGGTGCTATGAATGCCGTAACGTTTGTCGTTGACCATAAATGGGGACACGACCGTGACGCAGCAATGCATAACGCTTGGTTTGGAGCTAGGGCTAGTTTAAAAACTAGAGCTATGACTACAGCTATAGACTATGCGAGGGCTGCATAGTGCCTACTAGTGTCACTTTTGTTTACTTCCTACCCGATAATCCAAGTCGGGTAGTGAAGTTTGATATGAGTGAGATGCACAAGGTTAGAGGCGGTGGTATAGCTATAGGTGACCCTAATATTATGGCACCAGCTTTACCCATAAAACAAGCAGAGCGATGGTATGAAGTACACACTGGTAAAAAGAAAACTTTTAAAGATATGAAAACTGGTCAAAAAAGTTTATACAGTGTGCTTATGAAAAAAGCAGTTGATATGGAGGAGGAAGACATGTCAAATAAATACAGGCAAGTGCCTAAAATAGATATACCTAAACCTAATAATTATTGTAATACTGTACGTGGTCGTGATCCTTACGACACTAGTCAGATACTTACTAGGACAGATAAAATGCCTATAAGTCAAAGTAATAAAGATAGACTTAAAAAGTATGAGGGCAAACCCACCATACAAGAAGTTCTAGACAAAGGCATACTCAACCTTAACGATATTAAATATGATATTAAGCTAGGGTATATAACTAAAACATCTAAACCTAAAGGCTAATATAAGCCGTTTTAAGCGTGTGATCAATTAATAAGGTATATACGCCTTACTTTAAAATTCATACGCTTAAAAGCCCTTAAAAATAACATAAGATTATCCTTTACTGATTTATATTCAGTAGGTATTATATAGGTAATATATTTATAAGAGGTTTATATATGGAAAATCAAGAAACAGTATGGGTGGTGAGCTACGGCTCTACCTCACTAGATAATAGAAGTGAAGTTATATGTTATGACGAGGCTTCTGTTGAGTCAGCGTGTAACAGTATAGATGATAGGTTAAACCCTGAAACTATATACGTATTCACAAGACCACACACTAGTGATACTAACGGTTATTTCTGGAAAGGAGGACATATACTCGTAAATGGAAAATGACACTCAAATACCCATACCTACTAGGTCAGAAACTGCACCTCAGGTTTATCATTTTTATAAACTTGAGGTAGGTGATCACATGGATATAAATCCTGAAAGTAATGAACACCTAAAAAGAGTGCGTGGTGCTGCTAGTATATACGGTAAACGTAATGATAAAACATTTGTAACCCGTAGCGTGTACCACGAAGGTAGAAAAATATTAAGATTATGGAGAACGAAGTAGTATCATATTTACGCTGTGCTAACCCAGAGTGTAAAAACCCCGTGCCGAATAAAGCACGTAAGTTTTGTAATGATAAATGTCGAATAAGAGCTAATACTTTGAGAAACATGTCTGAATATAAACAAGTCTATAAAGACTTTGACGGATGGGCAGGTGGACCGAGAGGTTTAGGAACAGTTGAAAGCTCTATTAAAAAAGATGAAAGCTATGTTATAGGTGACGGTAGATTCTCAGTTGACGATTATCCTATTGATCCAGAAATATTTGCTATAGCTGAGGCTAACCATGAAAAATATGTATTAGATAGAAATGAGTATGAAGCTAGGGTAGTCCTTGACGGTTTACAGATTTTTCAACAAGAATATAATAAACACCATGAAAAAAGTTATGCTTCTGAACAATCAGCTAAGCGTGAAGCTAGACTAACTGAAGAAGATAAAGCAATAAGGGCTATAAAAAACAAAAAATACAATCAACTAAATAAAGAAAAAATAAATAAACGAGCAAGAAAAAGATACGCTAAAAACCCAGATAAATACAGGGAGTATTATAGAAAATATTATGAAAGCAAAAAAGAAATTATCGCCCAAGCAAGAAAAATACGCTCAGAACGTAGCTAAAGGCATGAGTAAAAAAGACGCTGCACTTGACGCAGGGTATAGTGAAAAGAATGCTAAACGTGCTGGGTATGTGCTCGATTCTGACGCTAACCCATTAGTAAAGCAAAGAATACAAGCTTTACAGGAACGTGCTGCTAAAAAAGTAAGTTTAGATTTATCTACTCACCTTACTGATTTAAAAGATATACGTGAAGGGGCTATGCGTAATGGTGCGTGGTCTGCTGCGGTAACTGCGGAAGTGGCTAGGGGTAAAGCAGCAGGATTATATATTAACCGTAGTGAGTTAGTGGTAAATAAAGTAGAAACTATGTCAAAAGAAGAAGTATTAGAACGTATGAAACAACTTTATTATGACACAGGTGGTATATTACCAGTTGGTAAAATTATTGAGGGTGAGGCAGAAATAGATGAGTGATCAATGGCACGGTGGTAAGGGCAGTAAAAGAAGAAAAGAAGACACCAATAAATACAGAGATGCCTGGGAAATTATATGGGGTCAGAAAAAAGAAAAACAACCGCAGATCAATAACTTAAAGAAAAATAAATGAGTGGTTTAATAAGAGTCTGGATGACTGTTTTTACTATCACTACTGAGGAAGGTGAAGAAAAAACTTTTCCTGGACCACACATATTTGCGTTTGATTATAACGAAGCTAAATACGAAGCTGATTTATTAAGTAGTGCAGCAATATCAGTTGATAAGAAAATCACAATAGAGATAGTAGGGGAACTTAACGAAACAACACAACAACCAATAGTACATTAAGGGGGTACACATGGATAGGTCAAAACCATATAGAATAAAAAATACTATGTTAGCTATACAATCAGACTGGATGATTGATAAAACTACGTTAGCTATGATACAAGATGCTGAGCCTGAAATTATAAAGTTTCACTCAGGCGACGGCACTCAAAAACTAGAAATACCATTACAAGAATATATAAAAGAAGAACTACCTGACGTTTACTCCGTGCCTTTATTTACGGAAGATTTTTGTGATATGATGCTAGATGAAATAAAAAACATGGAGCTGTATTTAGGGTTTAAAGAAAATGATGACGAGGACGAGTTACGACAGATACCTGAAATAACTCTACAAGATAACATACCACAACTAGCCTCTAATTTGCATAGCGTAGCCCTTAACCATATGAATCCTTTATTTACTGCAGTGTGGCAACGCTACAGCCTCAAGTATAATTCAATACAACTAGCTAACTATAATCTAGCTAAAAGAGAACAAGGTGAGTGGCATCATGACGCCAGTGCTGATATATCGGTGGTAGTGCCTTTAAATACTGGTGACTATGAGGGCGGTGGCACTGAGTTTCACGGTAGAGGCATAGTACCGCCATTACCTAGAGGACATGCTTTATTTTTCCCTAGTTTTACACACATGCACCGTGGACTAAAGGTTGGTAAAGGTGACAGATATCTATTAGTATTTTGGTTACTAGGAGCTTACGATTAAACTTTACTATGTTAAAGATGTAAGTTTAAATACTATATAAAGTTATAAGGAGTAAAAAATGACTAAAAAACCCATACTTACACTCGTAAGTGATAACCCTGAACTAAAGACATACTATATACCATTAGCACATATAGAAATAGATCTATACCCTGTAAAAGCTAAAAGCCCTGAACACGCAATACGTAAAGCTAACGCTGGTGAGTATGAAGGTATAAGTAAAAAGTTTACACTACAAGAATCACATACTAACCATGCCTATAACAGCACACACGTACCTGAGGAAACGTTATTAGCTAGACAAATAGACCATTATCATATAGAAATAAAAGATTTTGATTATCCTTTACCTTCAAACGGATCATAGCTATATTAATTTTAGGCTATAGGCTACCTACAAAGCAGACGGTTGATCAGTCAAATAAGGGTAGGCTAAGATACTAGTTAAAATACGATGCGTGGCGAGACTAGATGGCTTATAGTTTAGGTGGTTACTGTTGGGTAGACATGTCAAAGAGTATGCAAACTAGCGACCTTACTCCCGTGACCACCGCCATATATTATAGGAGTAAAAATATGGATACAGAACTTAGAGAAGATATTATTAACAGTTTTAAGTTAGTAAAAAAAGTTGTTCTTGAAAACTTAGATAACGAGGATAACGCTAAAGAAGGCTTATCTACATACATGGCTTTAAACATAATTGATATGGTAGTAACTAACCATATACAATTATTAGAGTTATCAGCGGAGAGACGTAATGACAGTAGAATGTAAGCACGACTGGGCTAATAGCTACAGTATAAATAAACACGGCACACTTAACAGCGTATTAGAATGTAATAAGTGTGGTAAACGAGTTAATGAAAGTAGAAGCGGTGGTAAAAAACTACCGCATCTTAAAAACGTAAGTGACGAAGCTTACGCTTCATTAACTAAAATGTTTACACCCAGATTTTAGGGAACTAGCGTTTCCAATAATAGCTGTTTACTGAGTGACGGCGTAATCGACCTAGATGTGTGTGACGCCTAAAGCTAGTTCTGTTTGAGGTTTATCTAGAGCCTCATTCTCATAATAACGGGCTAATCTAGGACACTCAGTATTATATAAGGAGTAATATGGATATTGAAAATAATGACGAGAAAGAGTATATCAGCGTTATAGCTATACGCATAAAAGACCCAGAAACGGGTCACGATTGGCACTGCTGGGAAAAATATATTAAATCCCAAATGAGTATAGTAGATAAATGCTCAGATAGGGATATGGAGTCTGAAGCAGCAAGACTTATGAATTTAGGTTTTAAAGTTTTAGATACACGAGTTATTTGTTGTTTGAGTGAAACTAGCTATGATAAAAGCATACTAGATAAACTGAAAGACAATGAAAGTTTTATTCAAAGCTACATTAATTAATTGGCATCTGTATGCGGGTTAATTTTATCTCTTTGCTCGGTGAGGGATAGGTAGAAAGGTAGTAGATGTCCGCATTACAGGTGTCCTCCTATATACTAAGCATTTACTACCACATCGAGCACTTAAATTCTTTTTTGAGTATGCTTTACTTTACTTTTGATCTTACCTATACTTACCTTGTAACTTAATATAACAGTCCAGGAGGGCTATTACTATGACAAAAGCTACAGCTAAGAAAAAACTTGCGTCAGTGAAAACGCAGGTAAAACAAGCCAAAACTAATGGCAACATTAGATACGGTAAATTTCACCCTGATGCTAAACTAAAGGCTACAGGTAAAAAAGCCAATAGTGACGACAATAACGCTAGAGTTAAAGCCGTCAATGGTAAAACAGTAAGAGAAGCTTTATTAACGGGTCTTTATACTGCTACCGACCTTAACTATGACATTAATAAAATCAAAACTTTAGAGATTGTCAGTGGTTAAAAAACCTATTAGGTGCGATGAGTGTAGGGAGCGTATTATCCCTACATTCTTCGGTAAAAATCAAACTAAAGTGTGGACTAAATATACAACTAAAGTTGATAAAGATAAACCGTATCACACTAAAGACGTATGCCTGAGTTGTTATAAAAAATTTAACAACGGTAAAAATCCTAGTGATTATGGTTTACCATCATAGGCATCCCGTTAATACTATTTAAGTAATATTTTTATAAGGAGAATAAAAATGCATACTGAAAAAAATACTAATAACAATAACTACGAACCATACTTCGCCCTACTCGACACTATGCAGGGTGGTATGAATATGTACGGTGCCCCAGCTATGCTTAGGGAATTATTTCCTGAGTTAGGTAGGCGTGAGGCTATGGATATTACTACCGCATGGATGAAAAGTAAGGTAAATAGTGATGAGTAGAGAAATACCCGAAGGCGTAAAAATACTAGATACCGAACCAGTAGAGGTAAAAAATCCATACACTGGTGCCGCAGTTACCCTACAACCAGACGCAGTAGCTGTGTATGATTGGGTAAAGGGTAGTGAGTTATTTAAAGACTACGATAGCGTGCGTATAGGTCTTGACTGGTTTAAGGTCAATGAGCCTGACGCTTATATGGTATTGTTAGACTAATGGCTAGTAGGACACGTGCCGAAACGTTAGAAAATCTCAGGGCTCATGGTATTGAGCCCGAGGAAGCTTTTTTAGATGACTTTACTAAATTCGGTAAAGTAACTCAAGACAGGCTTATAGAAACTTTTAAACAGTTTCCTAATATTGAAAGCAGATATAAATTTATAAATAAGGATAAAAAATGAATATAGAAGACAGTAAAGAATTATTACTAAAATCAATACAAGACTTACCAAATAAACAGGGTGAGCATTTAGCTATAAGTCCGCCTTTGACTAAAAAATTAGTTGATAAATGCCCTGACTTTAGTCAAACCACTAAAATAGCATTTTACCTTGACGGTAGATATGTATTACTACATTGCGACAGTGCTGACGGTGGTGATTTTACCACTCATCGCTCAGCGCATAGTCTTATAAACTTTATTCACGACGCAGTTATATTAGCTTGGGCTAACGCAGAAGCTTAGTAAATGACCGACGAGAAACGTAGAGTAATACGGGTTATTTTTGTGCTGTGGATCATCTTTATATTCTTTTAGACTATCCTTTACTATGTATTTGATGTTTTTTATATTATTTATAGTTAAATTTTATATAGGAGAAAAATATGCAATTTACAATACCAGCACCTAAAACCTATGAGGAAATAGACGACGGTGTTTATAGAGGTAGCGACGGTAATTTATATGAAGATGAAAAAATACTGCGTTACCGAGTTATGCGTAAACATACTGCCAAGCCATACAGCGACGGTGGTTGGGGTTTATACTCAAGCTGGAGCAATCTTGAATCAGCTACTAAAAGTATAAATGACTTACAAAAACTTGAAGAGGAAAACGGTCGCCTTTACAACTACAAGTTAGTTGACGCAGGTAAAACAATGGTAAGTAAACGACTCATCTATTGATTCAGTTTAGGGTTAGGTTGTTGAAGACTCCAAAGGAAGACTCTTTTAGAGAAACTACAAGACGACATAGTAGATAACTTAACCCGCCACTATCCTTTACTTTACTTTTGATCATTAGTATATTATTTATATTAACTATATAGGAGTAAATTATGTTATGTTCATATTGTAGAGACCCTCAATGTAGGGTTCCCGAGCCAAGA